TCAGCCCATAAACCCGCTCCGCCGCGCCCCTTCCGGCAGCGGCGCCGCATACCCGATCAGCGCAAACTGGTCCAGCGCGAACAGCACCACGCTGGCCAGCGCCTCTGCCTTGGCTCGCCGCACCTCCTTCTGCCACGGCGCGGTCCAGTCGCTGAGCCCCACCAGGTGCGCCCGCTGGGCGCACGCAAAGCCCAGCGTCCTCGAGAACTCAATCGACCCGGCGCTCTTGTCAAGGTCCCGGCTGTAAGTGTACGTGAAACTCTCGGTCTTGAAGCTGTCCAGCTTCGCCGGCGTCCAGTCCGCCCCCGGCAAGTTCACCACCCGGTTGAACTGCGGCTCGTTCACGTCGGGCGGGTACAGCACCTCGAACTTGCACGCCGGCAGTGTCTCTCGCACATACGCGATGATCTGGTTGGTGAAACTGCCGATCAGCCCCGGCAGAAACGCCGCCTCCTCCGGGTACTGCGACGGCGCCACATGGTTGTTGGGAATGACACTGATCGGGCGCTCATAGGTGGCCTGGAACTGCTCCTTGGTGTAATCGTCCGCAAACGGCATTCCGGAAGCGTCTGGGAAGTACCACCACTGCACTTCGCCGAATTGAAGATACGGCGCAACACCCGCCGCAACCATCGCCTCCGCCATCTCCCGGTACACCTGCTTCCAGAAAGAAACGCTGGTGGGTGAAAAGTTGGTTTGCAGGGCCGGAGTGCTCAACAGCACCGGATCTCCGCCCGGATACCGCTGCGCGATCCCGGCCTCCCCAGAAGGGTCGCCGTGCTGCAACTCCAGGCTGAAGGCCGCCACGGCCTCCAGTCCGTGCCCGCTCAGCGCGGTGAAAAAGCTGCGGCTCCAGTCGCGCACTGCCCGGTTCAGACGCGGCGTCGCCGCCAGGTCAGTCCGCCAGTTCCCGTCCACCCCGCCAGTCAGGGTCGCACCGCTGGCCTGCGCGGTGAACGGCCCGCTCGCCGGACTCGCCTCCAGCGTGATCTTGTTTCCATTGGTCCCCATGGCCCGCGCCCAGATGGTCAGCACGCTGCCCTCTGCCGTCGCGCGCATCGCCATGTAGCCCCGGTTGATCTCCAGTTCGAACGCTTTGGCGATGCTCTCCGCCGTGTCCCCCATCAGGTTCAGGTGCGTCAGGGTCGTCTGCTTCTCCGGCGGCTCGTCCGTGCGCCCGATTTTAATTTCAGTGGTCGCGCTGAACTCCGGCATCCCGCTGAAGGTCACCGTGCCGCAGGCATACTCGTGCCCCACACGGGTCAGTTCATAGAACCATAGCGCGCCCACATAGTGATTCACTCTCCCGTGGAACCCCAGCGAGTGAATCATCCAGGCGGTCCTCTCGGGCGCCAGGCAGATCGAGTGGTCCGTGTCCCAGTCGGTCGCCAGCGCAACTTTCGCATCCGGCGCAATCGCTGGCAGGCTGTCCGCCGGCGCGGCAATCTCCAGAAAATCGAAATAGAAAGCCGAGCCCTCCGGACCCACATGCGTGATCGCAACCGTGCGGATGCCCGCCCCGTATTCCCCAACTGGCAACCGCACCAGCACGTCTTCTCCCGGAATGTGCAAGTCCTTAACCACCCCCGGCGCCCCATCCACCGAAATCGAGATCTGGCCCCCGCTGAACGTCTTTCTTGTTCCCAGGTACAGCCGGTGCGTTCCCGAAGCCCGGTACCCGCAGCTCAGCCCGGCCCCCGTCATGGTGGTGTGATGAATCGAGCCCCCGGAGAAATTCCCCTTGGCCACCGCCCAACTGCCGCCGTAAGTGATTTCGGCCGAGTCATCTTCGATCCTCCGGGCCCCCGGGCCCGCCACCACATAGGCGCGGTTGGTCCCGCTGACCGTCCAGTTCGAGACCGTTACCTGAAACTCGCTGCGCTGGTACGCTCCCGCCTGTAACTCGGCCGCATACGTCCATCTCATCTTGCGCACCGCGTTCATCGGAACAGGATTCTCGTCCATGTCAACCAGCGCGCCGAAATTTAACTCCACGCGCCATTTGGTCGGCGACGTGCCCCCGCTCAACAGTGACGATGCTGGCGCCCAAACCTCCGTCTGTCCTCCGGACACCAACCCGTACACGCCGATCCGGTTCCCATTCGCCCCGGCATTCGGGTCCTTCACCGTCAGCGTGATCTGCGTCCCACTCGCCGTCGCCGTCATCGTCGCTGAACCGGCATTGATCCAATTCGCCAGATCCGCCACTATGTCCGCCAGCGTCTCGTAGTACCACACCAGGTGCGAATAGTGCTCGTCCAGCCACGCCAGTGTCACGTAATCCTGGTTCGTGATCGTCCCCTGTAACTCGAACGTCGCCGACGCCTCCTGATAGCTCCCCTCGATCGGCGTGGCGTACTCTATTAGTGAAACTTTGTAGAAGTTCTCCACCCCGCCGGCTTCCGCCCACACCCGCAGGTACGGCCACTCCACCGTCGGATACAGATCCGAATCCATCGCCACGCAGTTGGTTCTGGTTTCCTCGTAGGCCAGCGTGAGTCCGCTCAGGTCTCCGTCAGGAAGGTTTCGGAAGGCAGGATGCTCGAAAACATTGTCGCGGTTCCACTCCAGGACTGCCCAGTCAAACTGCTGCCGCCAGCTCCCGGAGATGGTGAAACCGCTGGCGCTGGTCTCGCTCAGCGCCGCCACCGCAGAGGGACGTTCGAAGTAGCACTGAAGATCCCGGTCTGGCCGCAATTTCTCCAGCGTCTCGGCCATGCCGCCTCCTCACATGCGCAGCGTGACCGTCAGGTCGCGCCCCGGCAGGCAGTCAGCTCCCTGCCCCACCGACAGGACGTCCAGGTTGATCTGCGAGCCGGCCACCAGCGGCGGCAGCCCAAAACCGTCCACTACGTTCGACATCGTCGCATCCGCCGGGATCGTCAAGCTGCAATAGACCTCGGCGTCCTGGCGCAACTGCAAGCTGACCGGGGCGCCGGTGGGCGCTTCCCGCACCACCGCAAAAATGTCCCGCACCGCATGCGAGTCCTGCACCATCAGGACCGGCACGGCATTCGATTCAATGGCCAGGTATCCCTCGATCTGAATCGAGAACTGCCCCCCGGACAGCGTCCGCAGCCCCCCGTCGCTGGTGTAGGTGAAGGCCTGCGTCTTGGTCTCGCTCGCGCCCCGCACGTTTGTCACAAACAGTTCTGCACTCGCGATTCGCGCGTCTGCCAAGTGCAGCGGATAGCTGAAACTCCCGCTCGATGGACTCCCGAAGAAATCCCGCACGAATGGAACCACGAACACTTTCTTCTTCAGATGATAGATGCGGGTCTGGTCGGAATGCGGCGCTGCCGTGGTGCCGTGGGCTCCCCGCTCCACCTGGTAGCGCAGACCTCCGTTCAGAACCTCCACCACCCGCAGCAGCTCCGACTCGATCTGCACCAGGCTCCCGGCCTGCCCGCTGCCCGCCACCGTCAGGTCGAAGAACCCATCTTCCGCGCCGATCGCGCCGCTCAGCAATACCTGCGACGGGCTGCTCAGCTCGTCCCAGTAGTTCAAGCTCAGCGTCGCCGCCGTGATGGTGCGCGTGTTGGTCAGGTCCTCGAACGCCACCCCCACCAGCTCGACGCTCCCTTCCCCACTCGGCATCAGCCCGAACACCGGTTTCGGAGGCGCCTCCGCGTCCAGCACCGCACCCCCTCCGTTGATCCGCCAGCGGGTGAGCGGTGAGAGCTCGTAGGCGCATTCGGCGTCCTGCACGTTCGCCGATCTCCCGGACACGTGTACCGTCGCGCCCTCGCGGTTCGGAATCTGAAACTCCACCGGGCTGGTCCTGGTGGTGGCCCCGAAGTGCCAGCCGGATTCAGCCACCACGAACAGGCTCGCCGCCTCCGGCACGACGCTCCAGGCCGTACTCAGCGTCAGCGTGGTGGCCGTGTTCGAAATGATCGCCCGCTCCTGTCCCGCGCCCTTCCCTTTCGTGATCCGCACCACCATTCCCCGGTACCGGTCTACCGGCATTTGAAGCGTGGTGTTCCCGATGGTGGTATTCGAGCAAATCGTCGCCGCATACTCGGGCTGCCACTCCAGCCGCCAGTAGAAGTTCGCGTGGTCGTAGTTCTCGTCCGGCGGCAGCACCAGCTCCTTCTCCAGCCCCGCATCCGTGAACTCGGCTGCCACGCTCTGGTTCGACGCGATTCGGAACAGTTGACTCAGGCTGCTGCCACGGTAAACGTTGAATCCGGTCGTACTCTGGCTGAAGCTCAGGCCGAGCAACGTGACCGCGTTGGTGTTGGTCCCGGCTGGAATGACCGCCCGGACCACAAACGACAGCGGGCTCTCCCCGCCGTTGCTGTCCAGCGCGCTGACCGCGTAGTACAGCGTTTGCCCCCCAGCCAGCGTGCCGCCGCTCGCGCTGGTTCTCACCGCCAGACTCACCAGCGGGATGCCCACTCCCGCCAGCGCCGGCCGCTGCGGGGCCACGAACTTCACCTCCAGGCTGACGTCCGTGCCCCCATCCGCACTTTCTACGGTCTTCTCGGCGATCTCGAACTGCGGTTCGCCGTCCGGGTCCAGCACCGCCCCGCTGAGCGGGTGCGGCAACCCGATCCCTCCGCGCTGCTGGCGGCGTCCCTCAGAGTTCCCTATCCCTTCCGCAATGTCGTCGGAGTACCATTCGTCCAGGTGAATCTGCGCCGTGATCTGCGCGGTTCGGTAATTCACCCCCGGCGAGATCTTCAAAATGCGAAAAGGCTGTCTTTCCAGGCCCTCCTTCAGATAGGTCACCGTGATCAGGTCTCCTGGCTTGAGACCGAACGCCCGCACGCTGCTCTCGAACTCGACGTAGGTGTTCCCGGTGATCGACTTGTCCAGATAGAACTTCGCCAGCCTGGCCGCCTGGTTGAAGTTGGCCACCCCTAATACCGGCAGCGCCACGCTGATCTCCTGACCCGCCGCCAGCGCATCCTCGACGTCCACCAGCGAGAGACTGTCCTGCTGGTAGTCGTTGAAGGCGTCCTGGAATTCCAGGCTCACACGGTTGGGAGTCTCCGCGATGCTCCGGGACCACAGCCGGATGGAAGCCTCCCTGTTCTCTCTCCTTAAGATCCCGGAATGCTCCGACGTCCCGTCCCCAAACTCGTAGCACGGCCAGCCCCCATTCAGCGGCGCAACGCTGTTACTCCACTCCGGCTTGTTGGGCTGCTCGAGCGCCAGCGTGTTTTCCACCCGCAATTCCAGCAGGCCCCCCGACGTGTACGTAAGAAACAGTCTGGCGCCGTTGCGGATCCCGCGCACCACGTCTGCCGCGCTCCGGCGTCTGCGCAGCGCCAGGTTGCACTGAAACCGCGGGATCGTCACCAAATTTCCGTACAGGTCATGCGCCTCGATCGGCTCCTCCGAGTAAGCCGCCGCTCGGCCAAAACTCGGCACGTCGATCTCATCCAGACCCCAACCGCAGCGCTGCAACAGATCCAGCAGCACCCAGGCCGGGTTGTTCGTGAAGCTCTCGCCCAGATAGGTTCCATCCAGCGCGTAGCGGGCCAGCTTCATTCCCTCCACCAGGACCTGAACGCGAGGCAAGCTCCGCCCGTCATTGATCCGGTTGGGCACCACCACCGAAATCGCCGCCATGCTGCCGTACGGGTCCCCCAGCGGGTTCCCCGCACCGTCCAAGCAGTCTCCGTTGAATCCCCCCGTCCGGTTCCCCGACGCGAAGATGTTGTACCAGCCCGTCGCCGTCATGTTTTCCCCGGCGCTCCCCGGCGGGATCTCGATGTCGTTCACCAGCACTTTCAGCACCCCCTGGAGTTCTCCCATCCCCAGCAGCGCCTCCAGGCGGGTCAGGTTGCCATCGTTCTTCGAGAACACGATCAGCGGCGCATACCACGCCGTACCGTACACCAGCGGCACAAAATCGTTGTAGCGGGTTTCATTTTCCAATGCCCCGGATAGATGGTAGGTCTTCTCCCCGTAACTCCGAACCAGGGTCCCGGACGGCACATATTCAATCCCCCCGAACCGCCGCGTCCCTCGGGCCGCGCTGTCCTCCCGGAACATCCCCCGCTCTTCGCACCGCGCCCGGGTGTAGTCACAACCGCTGTACGCAAGCTCTCCGTTCAGGTTGCCCACGCCTTCCGCCATGTCAGCAGAGTAGCCGCACCGGAAGAACGGCGAATATTGACCTCTGGCCCCGCCCTGAACAGCCTCTTCCCGCTGCGCCGCAGTGCCCGGGAATTTCCACGGACAGCGCCTCTGCACCCGCACCTCGGGCAGCAGCAGCCGCTGTAAGTTCAGGCTGTTGGCCACCGTGAGCCGCAGCGTCGATTCCGTGATTTCATCCGGGCCGTTGGCGACCCCGCGAAACAGCACCCGGCTCTCCGATGCCGCCACGCCTTGCTTCAGGTCAAAGAACACGAACCGGATCGTGACCGTGCTGCCTTTCCACCCAGTGTTCCGCTCGATCTGAGAAAAGTGCGAATCCGCGTTGGCCAGAACGATCGACACCTTGGCGATGGCGTCGATCCCTTCCTCCCCTCCCGACCGCATCTCAAACAGACTGTGCCGCAGCACCCGGGCTTCGTAAGTTTGCCCGTCCACTTCCACCCGGTGGGTGCTCCACCGCTCGATGGCCCCCGGACCCAGCTCGCATTCAAACAGCAAGAGCGGCGTCTCAGTAATGCTCTGTTCTTTCAGTTCGCTAATCGTCGCCATAGTGGCACAGGCATTCTTGCCTGTGTATACTGCGTTTCACAAATCCACTCACGTATTGTGGGCAGCGTGTGGGGTGGGCAGTCCTGCCTGCGGTCGGCCCCCAGGCCGACCTTCCGCAGCCGGTCATCCGGCCCGGCTGCATTCTTGCCTGTGTGCAGCCCGCTAACCCCGCGCCCCGATTCGCACCCGGCAGCAGTGCCGGTCCGGGCCCTCCGTCCGTACTGTAAGCGCGTCCTCCTGAAACCAGGCTTCCGGGTAAACGCCGTTGCGAGCCAGAGTCTTCTTGTATTTCGATGCGCCCATCTGGCTTTCCAACTGCAACCCAAACACCTCAACCGCTGAGCCCCCCGGTATTTCCATCCCAAAACTGACCAGTTCACTCGAATCCGGCAGCTTGCTCGGGTGCTCCACTCGCCGCCACCCCGGCCCAACTCCACACGCCTTTGTCTCCGTGCCCCCGGCGCTGCTTCTCACCAAGCCCATCTCAACGGACTGCTCGCTCCGCACGTACACGCTCAGGCAGTACTGGAACCAGCCTGGAACCACAAGCCCCTGCTTAATCGTGAGGGGGGATTGTGTCGGGTTGGTTATTCTGGTCGCCCGCAGAGTGCCCTTGGGGTCGGTAACATTCGCGCTCAGTTGCAGAGCAGTATCCTTCGACCAAACCGCCGCAGTGAGATCCTCGCTCCAGGCCAGCAGGTTGTCGGTGGGATCCAGAAAGGTGAAACTCTTCAGCCGCCCTTCCACGCTCTGATGAAGCGATTCGATTGCGTTCCACTCCTGGGCTGCCAGCCCCGTGAACTCCAGCTCCCATTCCACCGCCCAGCACCCCGGATCTGCCAGCTTCACCGTCCGCCCGTCGCCCGCCCGGTTCACAATCGTCCTCGCCAGCAACCTCCGCCGCGCCGGGAACTGGGCTGCTGCGCCGGATAAAAGCTGCGGAAAGTAGAGCATTTCAGTTCCTGTTTTCCCTCACCACCAGCAGCGTGCTGCCTCGCATCTCTCCCGCCAGCTCAATCGTCAGCTCATCGTTTTCCAGACTGCAATTCGAGTACACCGTGCCGTCCCAGGGATCCTGGAAGGAAAATTCGCCCGCCTGCCCTTGGACCTCGGTGAAGAACTGCTGGAGACGCGAGAGTTCTTCTTCGTCCAGCAGATCCAGGCGCACTGCCCACCGCCGCATCGCTGTGCCGTACTCGCGATAGCGCTGCTCCGCTCCATCCAGGAACCGCACCACCCGGGCCGCGTAGCGCACCGTCTTGCTGGCCGGATATTGCATCACCGCCCCGGTCTTAAGCTGTGGAAAATCGCTCATCCCTGCCCCTCTTCCTGGACTACTAAATCTTCGTTTCTTTGCGCCCCGCGAAGATCCCGCCTCTCTGGCGGGTGGGGTGGGCAGTCCTGCCTGCTGCCGGCAGTCATGCCGGCATTGGTTTCCGCCTGGGCCACAGGCCGGCTGGACAGCCGGCCGCAAGCCGGAGGCTCACCCCACCCGGCGTCGAACACGGGCCGGAGACCGAAGCACTGGGTTGCGGCCATGCCGCGCTGTACTGCTAAAGTCCCATCTCTTCGCGCCCCGCGAAGATTCCGCGAGGTGGCCAGTTTCCGGCGCCGCTCAAGAACTGAGTCATTGACGATTGTTTTGATTGCGGCCATGCCCTGAAAATTCCTCCCCAATCCGGCCCGCGGCCCAGCGCAGAGATTTTTGCCTTTTGATTTTTGCCTTTTGCCTTTTGAATTTCTTTTATTGCCGCGCTGTGTTCCTACAGCTCATTCACCACATCGTTCAGCACGTGAGAATTCAGCATCGCCTCTCGCACCGCCTGGGCGATCTCCGCGCTGTGGTCTTGGAAAGACCGGCTGTCCATGGCTTGCACCTGGATCGTGATCTGGGCCGCCGCCCGCTGGCCGTAATCCGTCCTGGCGGCATCCTCGCGCCCCGCTTCCTCCCCCGTCCCTCTGGGCCAGCCATCCTGGTCGTATTCCGGAGCATAAAGCGGCCGGCTTCCGGATCGCACGTCCTCACGCCCCGCTTCCGCGCCCATCCCTCTGGGCCGGCCATACTGGTCGTATTCCGGAGCATAAAGCGGCCGGCTTCCAGATCGCGCATCCTCGCGCCCCCCTTCCGCCCCCAGTGCTCTCGGCCGGCCATACTGGTCGTATCCCAGGGAGGAGAGCTCTGGGCTTCCGGATCGTGCCACGGCGCCTTCAAATTGAATCGCCGGCGGCCTCGAGTACCCAACCAGTGCCGGAGGCGGTTCCGGTTTCCCTCCCCCAAACAAACGCATCAGCCCCAGAATGAGTGGCGACAGGGTCGCGCCGGCCCCCAGCTTGCTCCAGACTGCCTTGCCCACACTGGCCAGCGTTGACCCGCCTCCCGAACTGGCCTGCCCCACCGTCTTCTGGAGCGCCGCCTGCGTGTTCGCAGCCACCGCTTCGGCGTGCCCCTGCTGCAGCACCCGGAATTCGGTCAGCCAGCTCAGGAGTCGATCTGTCTCCGGCGGGGAGCCTGCCCGCGCAGGTTCCAGCAGACCGTTCACCTCTTCCCCCAGACTCCTGCCCGCCCCGCTCAGAATCCCCTGCAGGAGGGTTTCCAGATCATTCTTGGTCATGGTTCCATTCCTTGAGAAATTCGCCCTCCAGCAGCAGGAACGCCTCCACCTGCCGCGCCGTCAGATCGTTCACCTCCCGGCTCCCCAAGCGCTTCCGGACGCCGTACTCCTCCAGCCACGCCTGGCTCTGCGCCGTGATCAAGGACTTGGGGCAGGACTCCGCACAGACGCCCTTACGGACCCAAACCACCTGCCGGGGTGTCGCCAGCCCCGCCGGCAGCCAGGTGCACCTCCGCTTCACCTCCAGACCGTTCTTCCGGCATTCCTCGCACTTCCATCCGGCCTGGTTCGCAAATTGAAAATGGAAGGCGACCTTCAGTTTTTTTGTTCGTCTTCGCTCAGCCCCAGTTCGCCCTTGACCGCCGCCAGGATCTCCCGGCACAACAGCTCCGGCCCAGCCCTCACCAGCGATTCCGGCGTGGCTGCCTGCCCATCCAGCTCCAGCCCCTCGATTTTGACCAGTCCCCAAAGCAGGTACAACCGGTCGATCTCACTCGACAGCAGCGCCGCCTCGATCTTCTCCCCGGGCTCTTTCCCCGCTTCCAGAAACTCCACTTTCCCCGCCAGTTCCCGGATCCGCTGGATCAGCTCAACCCGGCGGCCGAACGACATCCGCACGATCGTGAAACACACTCCCGGGAAACTCTTGGACTCCCATGTCACCGTGCTCTGGTATTCCATCGGCTTATCCGAAGGCTATGTAGATCTCGTCGTCTGCCGTGCCCTGCGCCCGGCAATTCACGAACCGCCATTGCAGTCGCCGGTCGCTGTCGTCAAAATCCGGAACTTCCGGCAGCACGCCTTTCAGGTAGACCCCGAACAGTTGCCCCGATTGCTGGCCTAACTGGAACATCACCGCCATCGGCGAGTGCTGTCGGGCCGCCTGGTACAGCGCCTTGGTCGCCGCATCGTCCTGCTCGTACAGGTCCAGATCCACCGACACCGCGCGCACGCCGGGCGAGATGCATTGCGGCGCCTGTGCCTGGCAGCCGAATTCCCGGATCCGCATCTCGACATCGTTGTCCAGCAGCAGTTCCGCTCCCGTCAGCGTGAGAAATTGGTCCGGGGTGTTCCCCAGCCAGGCCTGGCCCAGGTGCCCAGGAATGATCGAATAGTCGAACTGGTCCAGCGCCGGCTCCTCCGGGAAGCTCAGCAGTTCTCCCTGCCCCCCCGCGAAACTCACGTTGTCGATCAGGTCTTTCGCCGGACCGCTGAACTCGAACTCGTGGTAGTCCGCGTTCACCCGCACCCGCAGCTTGTCCACCGCCGCCCCGCACACGATGCGCTGCACGGCCGACGACGGGCTCCAGTAGTCGTAAACGCTCACGCTGCCCAGCTCGGTCTGCGGCTGATACGTCACCGTGCTCCCCACCGGCGAGCCCGCCCCCGGCGCCACCGTGAACGGCGCGTTCAATTCCACGCTCGCCGCGTTGATGATCGAACACACGAATCGCAGTTCCCCTCCGAAGGTCACCGCTTGCCCAACCGAGAGTCCGTGGGCCGCTGAGAAGTTCAGAATTCTTCCGCTCGAGCCGGCCCCCGC